TGAAGCTGTTCCTGATGTTGGTGCTTTAGCGATAACTAGAAGTGATCTCAGTACTAACTTCGAATTGCAAGGAGGTTATCCTATGTTGCATTCGGATTCTATTACTCAAATCTTAGGACCCCTAGATAAAAATAGTGGTTTACGATGGATGGAAGGTAGTGCTAGTGTTTTTGGATCATTTGCAGGTTTTAGACCTAGGCATAAATCTAAAGTTTCTCGCACATATATAGCTAATCTTTTGGAAACGAAGGGTATAGAGATTAAACATTGTGCTCCAGATATGTCTTGGGCACCGTGGAAAGTTGCTGGAATGGCTCTCCTTAATACTGTCGATACTCTCGATAGTGTTATTTTGAGAAAAGCCAGTGATTCTTATATTTCCTATATTTTTTCCAAATGTCCTCCTGATCAAATTTCTGAAATGAAGCCTTATGATATTTTTACTGCCATAAATGGTGCTGCAGGAGTTGCTTATGTTGATTCAATTAATCGTGATACGAGTATAGGATTTCCATGGGCTACTACGAAGAAGAAGTTCTTGTATCCCATTCCTCCTGTTGGGGAATTACAGGATCCTGTTATGTATACTCGTGAGATTTTAGATCGCGCTGAGAAAATTATACATACGTATCTGCGGGGAGAAAGAGCATGTCCAGTATTCATTAGTCATTTAAAAGATGAACCAGTTACATTTGCTAAAGCGGAAGCCAAGAAAACGCGGGTGTTTTCTGGTGCACCAGGAGATTGGTCATTGGTAGTCAGAATGTATCTTTTACCTGTTATTAGGTTAATTCAAAATAATAGATATGTATTTTCTAGCGCTATTGGTATTAATACACAATCGCCTGAATGGACTCAATTGTATAAATATCTTGTGAAACATGGAAAAGACCAAATGGTTGCGGGGGATTATAAATCCTTCGATAAGAGTATGGGTGTTGGTGTCATTATGGAAGCTTTTCATGTAATTAGATCTATTTGCGTTAAAGCAGGTTATTCAGCTGATGATTTAAAAGTTGTTGATGGAATTGCAATTGATACAGCATTTGCTTATACAAATTTTAATGGTGATCTAGTAATGTTTATTGGTTCAAATCCATCAGGGCATTCTTTAACTGTTATTCTAAATACTATTGTAGGTGTTTTGTACATCAGATATGCTTGGTTTGTTTTGCTGACAGGAGAATATTTGAAATTTGAAGACTATGTGAATATTATGATTTATGGTGATGATAATATTATGGGTGTTTCTAAATTAGTTCCCTGGTTTAATCACACATCTATTATGGAAACTTTAGCTAAACATGGTATAACTTATACTATGGCGGATAAAGTTACTGCTTCTATTCCATACATTAACATTTCAGATTGTACATTCCTTAAAAGATCTTTCCGATTCGATCCGGACTTACACTTTGTTTCATGTCCACTTGAAGAGGATTCGATTAATTGAATGTTAACAATTGGGATTGAGTCAAATGTGGTTTGTCCTGAACGACAAAGTGTTGATAATCTTAGCTCAGCTTCATGTGAATACTTTTTCTATGGAAAAGAAATTTTTCATTCTAAAAGAAAATTCTTTCTCTCCATTATGGACGAAGCTGATTTAGGTGCTTATCGTGCTAATTCGCATTTTCCATCCTGGGATTACTTGTATGAAAGGTTTTTAGATTCTGGTCAATTAACTATACAATGTGATGACACTTCTGACGATATCATTCGATGCGAGAATTGTGGTGAAATTATGTATGAGGATTATTGTGAATGTGAGCAAATTTTAATGGGCGAATGTAGTAAGTGTGG